CAAGCTTTACCTTTCTGCCTTGATATTCAGCAGCTTTGTTTTTACGAAGCAATTCAAAATCTTCTTTACTAATCTTACCGTCTTTGTTTTTGTCAAGGGCTTTTTTTTGCTTTTCAGATGGTGCTGATTGCGCTCTTTTCCAAGCTTCTTTGGATGGTCTATCTTTGTCGCCTTTCTTTGCAGGCTTGTAGTTTTTACCCTCTCGTTCTTTCTTTTTACGAATATTTTCCCATAACGATGCAGCGTCATGTTCCTCTACTTCTTCTCCAAAGTCTTCATATTCTGCTTCTGCTGGTACGTAAAAATTTTCTTCAGTTAGATCCTCTGTAAAGCCAAACACATCAGAATTATACTGTTTATCAGCATCATTTAAATTAAACATAAAGACTCTCCTTTTAAGAAATTGTTTTTTTAGCTTCCTCAAATAAGAAATCTAAACTCTTTTGAGGTATTCTTCCAGAAAAATTGTTATATATATCCTTGATCATTTGATGTTCAGGGTCTTTGGTAATTTCTAACCATCCCACAAAATAATTCCATACTCTATCTTCTAGGATAAGTGGATACTTTACACCATGAGGTCTACCAAATCTGTGCAACCAATCAAATCCGGGTAGACATATGGCTTTTCCACCGTTCCTACGGAATTTTTCGTGAATATATCCTTCTTCCCCTCCAAATCCTCTAAATAGTGGGTTAAAACCTAGCCATGCACTAGTTCTACAAGAAAATACACCTAATCCTTGCATTGGTATCTCAAATGGCTCCTTTTTGGCTAAATTTTCGCTGTCTGTAGCCCATTGACCATACATGTCACCTCCCCAAGTTGGTTTGAAATGAGTGGAAGGAGACTTAAGATCGTCATAAATTAGAGGTCCATGTATAATGTCTTTAGAATAAGGGTTATTTTTATAATATTCAAGTAGATTATCTATAGCATTTTTATAAAATAATACATGACAATCCATAGATATGCAGTATCTCCCAGTAGCACTCTTAAAAATCTCATTTCTTGTAGAAGTACTAGCCTTGTCTGTAAATGGTATATATTTACCGTTTGGAACCCATCCATTCATCAAATCTTTAACGCATTTACCATGTGGTCCACTAGGGTTATTATCTACAACTATTATTTCAACATTATCCGTGTTTACTATGTCATGATACATTCTAAGGGCTTGCACTGAGAAGTACACGCCATCAAAATCATCATATGTAGCCATGCCTATTGTTAATAATTTTTCCATATTTTACCCCGGAGCTTCATAAAAACTAAGATTAAATCCTTCTCTAGTACAATCCTGTATAGTCTTGTCCATGCCATAATCATTTACATGTTGTTCTACGTACTCGCACATGCTAACATCGGTTTCAGGCCAGTTGGTTTTGCAAAAATGACATAATCTAGTGCATTTCCAGTGTTTTCTTGTCGAATCTAGTGGTTTTGGAGCAATATTTTGTCTAATTTCTTTTACTCTGTTTTTTAACATTTTCAAGAATCTTCCTTCGTCTTCTGGAGAGAAGCATAAACTAAAAGGCGAAGGGTCAGGATTACCATCTTTATCTTTATAAAAGAATATACTCATAATTCTATTTGGAAATTCTGGATATAGTTTTGATATAGCATAGTAATAAAGTAAAAGTTGTGGATCATTTTCTAATTTCTTGTAATCTTTTACCTCTCCAGTAGCCCAATCCATTCTCCTACCAGTTTTCCAATCGACTACCTCTATTGTATCATCATTAATTTTAGTTACAAGGTCAATTGTACCCTTAATTGCTAATCTACCAGTAACCTTTTTGCCATCTATTTCATATTCAAATTTAGCCCAATCTTCTTCAATCGGTATGTCGAAGTGAGGTTCTGGATAATGTATATCTCTTAATCTAGGATCAAACTGACCATCACCGTGAGTTAGAAAGCACCAAGCGGTTTTTGCTATTTCTTGCCTGTCCTTTGTACTGAAAGCATGTGGAGATTTTTCTGCGTAAGAATCTATGCTAATATCTATAAGTTTATTTACTAGTTCGTCTGTGTTTAGTTCTTTTCTTGGACATCTAAACTTTCCAATCGCGTCGTCGTCAATCCATAGTATCCTAGCTCTTGGATTATCTTGATGATATTTTTTTAATCCCGCCAGTACTTCCATTACTTTGTGTACCATAGTTCCCATGTCTGCTTTTTTACCACTTTTAGACTGATATCCCAACACATAAGTCATAAAGTATTGCATCTCACAGTATGCATAATTATTATAACTTGAAGATCTAACGTAGGTTATTAACATGCTGGTCGCTCCATAGGTAGTTTATTTTTTCTAAATCTTTTATTAGTTTATCTATATGGCTATCATTATTGTCAATAATATAATCAAATTTAGCCCAATCATATTTTTCACGACTTAGCGCAGTTTCGCAGTGATGGTCGCTTGCATATGGATTCCTTGTTAGCCTTAAGACAATTCCCCCAGCTTTATGTATAGCCTCTACCTCGTTGGGAAACCTTACGTCTGGTATTAAGGCTATTTCCGACTTTTCTTTTAATATTGTTTTAATTGTATAGTCTACCCATATGGTATCTTTAATTTTACGCATTACATCTGTACCAAGATATTGTAAAAACTCTCTAGCTGTCATCTTGTGGTTCCATCCATTTATTGAATATGCAGTCTTAGTATTTTTGTCTGCATCACTTCCATATACTTGATGTGGCTCTAAATCAAATAAATCAACACACATCTTT